CGGTACGCACAGAGGCGCGGAAGACAGTGTGATACTTCTTACATTAGCGACAGGATCGCTCAGATACTTTGGCACATCCACAGCTGCATAAGTGTGGAATTCGCCATCAGCCTGCTCAACCTGTGTAATAGCACCGTAGATTGTATGGCCGGCATCCGGAGCGCCTACAGCGACCATATTAGCCGGTACATAGTACTTCGTTGTACCATCTACATCCTGATAAGATCCATCGTATGTCAGCACATCAATCATGTGACCGTATACATTCAGCGTCATCAGTACTGCTGCGCCAGCAGGCAGAGATTTCGGATCAACACGACCCAGCTCATAGCGTCTGTTATCCAGCACCTTCTGGATGAATTCATTCTTAACGAGAATACTAGCGACATTAGATCCTACCAGCATTTCAGTTGCCGGCAGACCTTTCTCAGTCAGCATCTGGATCATGGCGTGGATGTCGTCATAGATCTGCTTGCCGGATTCTTCTGTAGTGTCCCAGTTGGCCGAAGGTGTGAATACCGCATCATTAGTGCCTGTGTAATACTGTACCTGCTTCTCGGAGTACTTTCCGAAATCATCCACATACTCATGCATGACACATCCATTCGTGAAAATGACTTCAGCAGCCATAGCTTCCTTGCGTCTGATATTCATCTTGCGAAGATCCTCAAGATCATGCATCAGCATTGCGCCCTGCCTCTGCTCAGGTGTGAGCGTGGAGTACAGAGCCTCACCGAATCCGATCTTACTCAGATCATCGACAGTCAGCGTACGTGCAACAGCAATGTGTGCAGGCTCCAGCTTACTCAGCTCATAGCCCTGACGCGTAACAGCAACACCGTTCTTTCTAGGAGAAACGAACGGAGAAGCCTTGTGATTGCCATCCTGATACTCAACCAGCACATCAGCTGTACTGAAAATATCAGTAGCGGCGTTTGTCTTAAAATAACGATCCAGCAGGAATGAATGCGTAGGAACTACTTCCTTCATCAGCTGGAGCATCGTGTGTGTTTCGAAGATATTGAATGCCATCTTTGAATACCTCCCTTAGATGATAACGGCATCGGAGAGCATAATACCTGCAACACGCAGAGCTTCCTTGTCCGCATCAGTAATAGTGTAGCCATCTGCAACAATCAGCATATTCTTGTTGAAGTGACCTGTGCGATATGCAACAGCATTTACTGCAGTATCGCCATCAGTATCTACCGGATCACAGAGCACAGCATTAGCCTTACCTGTAGTAGATTTGCTGATCATCTCCATGCCATCATCGCCTGCAGCCAGCAGTGTACCCCTCTTCAGCGTACCCTGTCCTGCCTTCAGCGTAACGGTGAAGACATCAGCCTCCGGATAGACACTTGCGATGAGATTGTCATAAGTCATCTCACCGATCTTTTCATTGAGCATCTCTGCCATGATTAATTGCCCTCCTTAGAGTTTCTGTAAGCGCTGACGATATCTGCCATACGAGCATTATTGTCGTCAACTTCTGCGCCTCCGCCATTCGGCTGAGCAGTGACATCATTCGCACCGCTCTCAGCGCTGTCTTTTGCGAAATCAGCCAGGAACTGCGTCCCCTGTCTCGCGTTTTTCTGAAGCGCACGGAAACTTAATTCGCGTGCGTCGCATCGATTCTCGCCATACTTCGCTTCATTCACCAGCTCGGTGTCGCCAAGTGCGGCGGCGATGCTGTCGATCTCTGCGATTCTTTCACGCTCGGCACTTACTGCATTTTCAATCTCAGCAGCCATCGCCTGACGCTCTGTCTCGCGGATCTGATCGACAAGTGCAGGACACTCAGCCTGCAACGTTTCGAGAGTAAAATCGTCCATCGAGTCAATCTCCTTTCTCTCAATATCCACATCGTCGGCTTGTGTCGGCTGCCGATTCTGTGCAGTATTTAACACCGGAATTGTCTTTGGAATATTCCTCATTCCGGCTGTGCTGTGGGAGACACCGTTAACAAGTAACAGCTTGCCATCATTCTGCAGAGAGAATGCGGCATCTTCAGCGCCCTCCACCATCTCATCGGCGAATCCCAGCTCAATAGCTTGATCGCCGGTCATCCAAGTCTCATCCGTAATCATCCGTTTCAGCTCATCAATATCCCTACCTGTCTTCACAGAGTAGATATTTGCAATAGCATCTTCAGCGGCAATCATACCTTTCAGCGATTTCTCCAAGTCGCCTACCGTATAACCGCCGAAGAGGAATGCACTCACACCATGGATCATGACAAGTGAGCCAGGGAATACCGATACAGTATCACCGGCACACATAATCACAGATGCGGCACTTGCGGCAATTCCTTCCACAATTACATTGATATTCGCGCTCAGCGCTTTCAGTGTATTGTGGATGGCAATACCCGTGTACAGATCACCACCGCAGCTATTCAGCTTGACTGTAATCTTCGACTTATTCTTGACTTTTTCTAAATCTTCAGCGAATCCTTCAGGCGTAATAAATTCGCCTGGAATCGGCTCGCCAGTCCACCAATCTGTCGGCTGTGCGGATTCCACATCGCCATGCAGAATGATTTCGCCTTCGTCATCTGACTTATCGATGACGTCCCAGAATCTATTCACTGGCATCAAATGCACCTCCTATATCTGCAAGTTTTTTTATCTTGTTGTTGATATCAACAGGATCATCTGCCTGATGTGCATCAGGCGCCTGATTTCCGAGCAGCTCATTTTCTCTCTTGAGCTTCTCAACGTTCTGCTCCCACTTACCGCCATTGAGCTTAATCGTACTCTGCTCATGCGTGCTGAATCCTTCAGAGCATGCGAGTATCTCTGCAGTAATTTCTTTGACCGGATCCAGCTGACCCTGTGACGGTCCAATCCACTCTGCGCCAAGATATGCTGCATGCGTTGCAGGATCTGAGAAGAAGCCAGGAGCACTGATGCGACCTAACGCAACGGCTTCCGAAAACCAGATCTCATACGCCGGTTTGCAGAAATCATCTGCCAGCCACTTGCGTCTCATCCGGAATGCTTTCCATGCCTCAAGGAGCGCTGCTCTACTGGCGGAATAACTTGCATTGAATTCCTTCAGCAGCAGATCCACCGGAATCTCGAGTGCTGCACCGATCTGCGTGGCGATTGCCTTTACGAAATCGTTGAATCCTCCTGCAGGACGTTTCGGATCTGCAAATACAACATCCTCGCCAGGCTCCATGATGTTGATCTGACCTGGACCCATGTTGTAATCATTCGGATCACGCACTTCGCTCTCGGGAATCTCTCCGATTTCGTTATACGGCATTTCATCCGCACCGGCATCAGTCTTGATAAAGGCCGTAAAGAACGACTCCACAACGGCAGCCATCAGCTCGGATTCCGTATATCTCCGGATCTGTAGAATAGCCTCGATCACCGGAGCGAGATACGTCACACCTCTATACTGATCAGGGCGCTCGGAATTCATAATATGAATCACATTCGGCAGACCTGTATGAGGCTGATACGCCTCAACTCTCTGCCACTTTGTCTCCAACGAAGAGAGCGCGTATTCGAATGGATATGTATTCCGGATGTGATATGCCAGAATACTGCCGTTCTCATCAACCTCAACGCCATCGTAGATCGTATGACCGTTGTCCGGATTCTTGCCTGTGGTGTAAGTCCACATTCCGCCAATCACGCCGTTGCTGGGCGTTGCGATACGATCTGCCTCGATTAGATGCAGCCGTGTGGAGTACGGCAGCATCTTCGTGCGCCGTACAGTTTTAACGACCGCAAAACAGTCACCCGATAACAGCCACGATGTAAATGCCAACTGCTGCATGCCGTAGAAGTCATTGACTCCTGTGGCATCGCAGGCACGCTTATTCTCAGCCCATATAGCGAATTCACGCTCTACATTTTTTTGGAACGCTTCTGCCTCATCGACACTCATGCCTAACCGCTCACGGTCAACAAGACTCTTGAGCTGCAGGCCTACTCCTATGACATTTGTCCGGTTCGTTTTGACTGCAGAAGCGGCGACTGGAGACGCCATATACAATATGCGTGCTCTCTGCCTGAGAGTCGCATTGTTAAAATCGATGTCTTCCTGCGGAGAGCCTGATGCGGCGTTGAAGCCCTTCATTGCTCTCTTCGTCCAGCTGGCGCCGGCATCGGAATAGCCTTTATTCTTGAGCCGTCCAGCTCGATTTCTATCATCCATTTTTTCACCTCCAGTCCATCAGATTTTCAGAGTATCAAGAGCTGTGCAAAGGAGCGACACAGCTCTGCAAAAAAGCGGATCGCTCCGCTTTAATGCCATTACCAATTACGAGGAACCACGCCGACAGCTCTGCGCTTACTTACTCCAGCCAGCTCAGCTTCCAGCTCTTCCTTCTCTTCTTCCAGTTCCTCGATAGCCTCACGAATGGTATCCAGTGAGAGATTGTATCGTGTGAGATTGCGGCT